CAGGTAAGACTGTAATTATTGCCTTGACAGCAGAGGGATTATCTAGTATAGTGGCAACACCGATAGGGGAACAGTACGATTATATGTTATCTGCTTCGACCTTACAGACGGTATTAGACGGAGACCAAATCAATAGATATGATTACTCTCTATTACTAGAATTATTGGTTTCTATTATCCTAGGTGTATTAATAGTGATATTGGCAAGATTTACACCTTATTGGTTTATAGGTCTATTCCTAATTCTTACCTATATCAGTCTGATATATGTCTCTTATTTTTTCTTTGCTAAGTATTTGATATTGGCAGATGTAAGTTGGGCCATAATTATTATTACCATAGTTGGTATGCATAGTATCTTCAATAGATTTGTTTTAGAGTTCCAATTGAAACAACAAATTAAGAAACAGTTTGAACACTATCTAGAACCAAAAATGGTTAAGAAGTTGCAACAGAATCCTGATCTACTCAAACTAGGTGGTGAAGTTAGAGATATGACTTTCTTCTTTATGGACATAAGAGGATTCACACCATTATCAGAGCAATATAAAAGCAATCCAGAAGGATTAACAAAAGTCATTAACAAATTTCTGACACCTATGACTGATCTAATTATGAAGATGGATGGTACTATTGACAAGTATATGGGCGACTGTATTATGGCATTCTGGAATGCACCAATAGATTGTCCTGATCACGCATATAAGGCAGTCAAGACAGCAGTATTAATTAAGAAAAGATTAAAAGAGTTAAATCAAGAAAATGCATTTGGCCATGAAATCAAAATAGGCATAGGTATCAATTCAGGTGAAGCACTAGTTGGTAATATGGGATCTGATCAAAGATTCGATTATTCAGTAATAGGGGATGCAGTAAATCTCGCAAGTAGATTAGAGGGTACAAGTAAAAACTATGATACTACAATCATTATAGGCGAGGAAACAGTCAAAAGAATAGACAAACCTAAGTGGGCATTTAGACTAGTTGATAAAGTGCAAGTCAAGGGTAAATCTGAAAAAGTTTCAATCTATACAGTATAAATAGTAGTATGGCAGGAGTTATAGACAGCATAGTCAAACAAGCAGGTGACACTAGAAAGTCTATGGACTGGTATAGAACTAAAGTGAGAAATGCAGTAGGTACAGGAACTACAGCAAGAAAATTGATTAATCAAGGTAAGGCATCAGCAACACCTAAGTTTGGTATTATGAATTTGTTTGGTTATCAGGCAAAAACATACGGTGCACCTTTGCCTTATTATGATAGATTCCCACTAATCATACCTACTGAACAAAGAGGTGGTAGATTTTGGGGCATAAACTTTCATTATTTACCTTATGGACTAAGGGTACAGTTGTTTAGAAGAATGTTATCATTTGCTAGTGATAATAACTTTGATGAGAAAACAACCATAAATGTAAGTTGGAGACAGATATCAAGTATTAGAGCTGTGAGACCATCTATCAAGTCTTATCTTTTTAGTCAAGTACGAAGTGCCTTTTTAAATATAAGAGTAAATGAAATGCCTGTTGCACTAAATCTACCTGTTCAAAGATTTGTTGGCGCCACAGACGCAAAAGTTTATACAGATACAAGGAAAATGATATAATGGCAAAGTTAGGAGATCCAACAGACTTTTCATACAGAGTTAATAAGGTGACAAAGGTTATAGATGGTGACACGATAGATGTTATTATTGATTTAGGTTTTGATATAATGTATAAGAGTAGAGTAAGACTATTCGGCATTGATACACCTGAAAGTAGAACAAGAGATTTAGTAGAAAAGAAATTTGGTCTTATGTCTAAAGAGTTTTTAAAAGAACACTTGAAAGAGGCAGAGAAGATTGTAATTAAAACACACAAAGGCGAAGAGACTGGTAAGTTTGGTCGTATTCTTGGTGAGATATTTTGTGATGGTGAGAATATAAACAAGAAGATGTGTGATCAAGGCCATGCTGTTGCATATTATGGACAAAGTAAAGACGATATTCAAGAAGAACATTTAAAAAATAGAAAACTGTTTGAGGATCTAGGAGTAGTCTAATGGCAATATTTCGTAAGGGTATTAAGATAGGAGGATACGATATTCGTATTGGTTTACCTAGAGATAGGTCTTACGATAGAATTGATAAAGATCCTAGACTAAAAAGAAAAACTAATCCTAACACTTCATTAAATAGATTTAGAACATTTACAGAGGCGGCTGGTGGGTTTGCAAAACCTACAAAATACATTCTAATAATGACATTACCTCGTGGTGCGAGTGATCAACCTGGTGTTGCTAAAGATACTAAAGACGCACAAAATCTAGACAAGTTATATGGTGCTCAAATTGCTTTTCATTGTTCAGATTTACAATTCCCAGGTAGAACAATAGAAACACAACCTCATAGAGTACACGGACCTGAAAGAAATATGGCCAGTGGTCTAAACTTTGCAGAAATAACTGCTGAGTTTTATTGTGATAAGTTTATGAGAGAGAAACATTATTTTGAAACTTGGCAAAATTTAATTATTGATAAAAGAACATATGAATTAAATTATTATGATGAATATACAGCACCGATTGAAATATATCAGTTAAGTGATTTTGATGAAGAAATGGGTTCAACACTTGATAATGCACACAAAGAAGAACTAAAAAATGCTGTGTATGGTTGTAAATTAGTTGAAGCATATCCTAAGACAATCGCTGCTCAACCATTAAGTTATGACGCTAAGAATCAAGTACACAAAGTTAGTATTACATTTGAGTATAGATACTGGCACAATATGGTTGATATTGATGAGGTTGAAAAGGCAGATACATTTATGACCGCAAATACTGGTGTGGTTACGCCTGATACAAAAGGAATGGGGCCGTTAGGCATATTCAGATATTTACCTGCAGAACTAAGAAGAGCAGGTAATGATGTATTTAATCAGGCAAAGAACAGATTACCTACTGGAAGAGTATTCGGAGGCAAAGTTTTCCCTCCGTATTTCTAGTATAAATATTACTGAATTTTTAATAATGCATAAGGAGAATACATTATGACATTACCAAAGGTCGAGGTACCGACTTACGAATTAGAAGTACCAAGTACAGACGAGAAATTAAAGTTTAGACCATTTCTTGTCAAAGAAGAAAAGGTACTTTTAATGGCACTTGAGTCGAAAGACAATGGTGAGATGATAAATGCTTTGAAAAGTTTAATCAAGGCGTGTACTTTTGAGAAGTTTGATCCTGATAATGCACCTTTATTCGATTTAGAATATATTTTCTTACGAATAAGAGCAAAGTCAGTTGGTGAAACTTCAACAATACGAGTTAGATGTGATGACAATGAAACATTTGCTGAGGTAGAAATACCTTTAGAAGAAGTTAATGTCCATGTTGACGAAGAACATACTAACAAGATAGACATAACTGATAAAATAAAAGTCATTATGGACTATCCTAAAGTTGATATTACCATGCCAGGAGATTCTGAAGTTGAATCTTTCTTTAAGGTAATAAAAAGTTGTATATGGCAAGTAGTGGATGGTGAGACTGTACACGAAAGAACAGAGATGACCGAGGCTGAGTTAGATGAGTTTTTAGGTAGTTTATCTAATAATCATTTTAAACAGTTTAGAACATTCTTTGAGACTATGCCTAGATTAAAATATGAGTTAGAGTATAAACAACCTAAGACGGGTAAGACTGAAAAAAGAACACTTGAAGGTATGCAAAGTTTTTTTTAACGGCCCTTTCCCACGATAACTTAGAAAACCATTATACTACTAATTTTAACTTAATGCAACACCATAAGTATTCGTTAAGTGAACTCGAAAATATGATGCCCTGGGAAAGGGAAATATATGTTAAAATGCTTATAGATCATCTTAGAGATGAGAAAGAGAGAATAGACAATGAGCGAAGAAAAAGATAAAACAGAAACAAAGAAGGTCAATATAGAACTAGAAGTTGACACAAATGTTGTTGATTCTAGTAAAAATAAATATCAAAATTTAATTGATCTAGCAAAGGCAATAGATTCTTGGCGTATCTTTCCTAGAATATTCATAACAACATATATTTACCTATTATACAAAGTAGTAATATGGTATATGAACATAGCAGATCCTACACTAGAACAGTCAGGGTTAGTTAGTATCGTAGTTGGTGCTGGCGCTGCTTGGTTTGGTTTATACACAGGAACAAGTAAAAAGTAAATGTCAGACTTTTCAGAATTAGTAAAATCGGTACAAGAATCAACAGGCACTAGAGGGTTTGGAGCAAGGAAAAGAGCAGCCGCTGAAATCATTGGTAGTGATATAGAAGCATTAGGACCTATATCAGGTGTAGCAGGTCAAATACTCGCTGATCTTACTGTTGAAACTGATAGAGTTGGGAAGGCAACAGATCCTGAGGAACTAAAAGAAATTTCAAATAGATTACGAGAATATAAAGGCATTATAAATCAAACATATAAGCAACTAGGTGACGAAAATAAGTTTAGTAAAACCCAAGCAGATAATCTTAGAAAACTTATTACTACCTCTCAGAGAAATATTAAAAAGGCAGGTAGAGGTTTATTTGGTAAGGCAAATGAATCATTCTTAGAATCATTAACAGAGACACTAAATCCATTTACAAAGATCGGTGATGTATTTGCACAATTACCTGGCGGTGCACCATTCGAGGCATACTTTAATTCACTTGGTGATGGCATAAATGATAAGATAAAAGGTGCTTTAGGTATTGGTGGTCTAACAGATGACAATGTTGAGAAAGTAGAACAGTATGTATCAGGTAAACAAGATTTAGAAGAAACACAAGCAGACTATGAAGAAGGTAGACCTAAAACTAAATCAGATTTTGTAGCAGATCCTACAGAGTCAAATGACCAACAACCTTTAACAGTAAAAGATATATTAACACCACCGATAGGTATGTTAGCAAGAATTAGAAGAACACTTGCTTTTGGTTTAGGTCTTACTGATAAAAGTGGTCAATCATTCTTACTAAAAATATCAGAGGCATTAGAGGGTAGAGATCCTTCAGCGACTGAAGGTGCAAATGTAAAACCTGGCGATGATGATACTGGCATGCCTCCTGTGGCAGGAGAGGGTGAGAAAAAAGGTGGCATAATGGGTATGTTAAGTGGTCTTATGGGTGCTGCTGGTGCTGCTCTTTCTGCTGGTATAACAGCATTGAGTGCTGCAATAAGAGGTCTTGCTATGAGTGTGATGACACTAGCAAATCCTCTTGCATTATTAGGGTTGGCTGCGTTCACGGCTGCAATTATAGGTATAGGTTTTGCATTGAAACTTGCTGCGCCAGCGATTAAAATATTTGCAAAAGCAGTAGTTGAGATTGGAGATATTATAGGTAAAACATTCCTTGGTGCGATGGAAAGAATACCACCTATATTTGAAAGTATTGGTGGTGTTATTAAAAGTGTAGGTGAATCAATATCTGGCATTATCAGCACTATATTTGATAGTATTGCTACTACGGTAGAAAGATTAACCGCCTTAGATGGTGATTCTATGAAAGAGGCAGCAGTTGGGATTGCAGCGATATCAGGCGCACTTGCATTATTTGGTGGTGGTGGCGTATTGGCAGCAATAGGTAGTTTCTTTGGTGGTGGTCCTTTAGATCAATTACAAGAGTTAGATGGTGAAAATATTAAGGCCGCAGGCGAAGGTATAGAAAAGTTTGGTAAGGGGTTAAAGACATTAGAAGATGAAATACAAACATTCGGTAAAAGTGATGCCCCTAGAATATTAAAAGATTTCTCTGAGAGTATGGAAGGATTTAAAGATTCATTACCTGGTGTAGGCACGACAGCAAAGATGGTCGCATTTGGTCTTGCATTTAAAGATTTAAGAAGCACTGCTCAAGACTTTGTTAGAGAGATGACTGTGGTTGCAAATCCTGAAATGGCAGTAAATGTAAACAGAACGGCTGCCTTGAATGCTAGTCAATCAGGTGTTAATGCTACAGGCGGTAGTATGCCTTCAGTACAAACAGCAGTGGTACAAGATAATAGAAGTTCATCAGTAGTATCTAATAATTA